GTGGTAATGCTTCTATAGCAAATTTAATTGCTAACTGCGCCGATATTTTTCTAGAATCTTCCTTAGTTGCCTGTAAGCACCAGAGCATATCTCGAACTCCATTGGAGTCTAAGATGGTTAAAAGATTAATTTCCGTGTTCATGCCATACTTTTTAGCTCCTCCTAGATATTCCACAAGCTTATTATATCCAGAATAGCAAGGCCTAGTATCACGAATAAGCTGTAAAGAGGTCGTTAATCTTACTTTCATTTTTCTTTATCTCCTATCTAAGTTAGTCTATTTGATTTACAGGTATTACACTCTAATTATAAGCGATCAATTCGATTTATGCAAGAAAAATTTTTTGATGGCCCGATTGAAAAAATTTATGATGACCGGACTGCTCCGATTACTCTAATTACTCCAATAACCTAGATTACTCCAAATCCATCCCCTAGCCCTGATCTGCTTCATTCTGCATCAAGGGTGATTTTCATAGGTATAGTATCTATTCTTCCTGCTATATTCTATTATCCTATAGGTCTTTTATGTATGACCATAAAAGTTTTTAATTAATCTTTAATACCCCTAGGAGATACTAATTAGACCCTAGCTTATACCTGATCTAGTTAGTATCTGTCTGTCTATTAGAAGGGATGAAAAATCCGGGTGGGTCTGATTTGGGCCGGATAGGGGTCGGATGACGGATTCCGGGTAATCGAGGTAATCGAGGTGATTCAATCATCCATCAGACCTACTAATCATTCATAGCCAGCTACTAATCATCCTAGTAAGCTTCTATTCAATCCTCTTATATCGGGTATAAAAATAATCTTCTTGCATTTATCTTTATCTTGATCTATACTTGAATCATGGAAGGCTGGATAAAAAAGATTTGACATTCAGCCAGACATGATGTAAGATGACCTCTCAGTTACAGATGTTGCATAGGTCAAGGATTAGGACCTACATAGAATCTAATCCATCTTAGCTAAGGAGTTTTGAATCATGGAAAAGCAAATCATTGAAGTCAATAAGAAGGTCGCAGGTAAGTACGAGAAGGTTGGCGAAGTCGCTATCTTTGTGCCGACGTTGGAAGATGCTGGTTTCACAGCGGAACGCCAGATGGACAAAGAAGGCAAGCCCGTAGTAGAGGACGGCCTGCCGGTCTATGTCGAAGATAAGCATAACTGGGTGCAAGGCGCTATGCTGGCCGCAGTTAAAGCTCAAGCTCGTAATAAGCTAGTGCCGGGTTCTGCTACTCTCAAGGATGGCGCTTCTATTGCCGAAGATTGGGATGCTCTGACCGCAGAAGGCGAACGCGGTGGCAATGGTGCAGCATTGGCCGCAGTCCGCGAACTCAAGGCGGCTTTTGTTGCTTGGGTTGCTACTCTGGGCAAGTCAGCTACTACTCAGCAAGTTCTTACTACGCTGTTCGGTAATCGCCAAGCTCTTAGTCTGCAATCTCCTAGCCACAAAGAGAAGATGGAAGCCTATGTTACAGACTTCGCTGCTACGCTTGATGCTGATGCGCTGGCGAAGGGTGAGCGTTATCTCCAGTCCTTGATCGATGCTTGCAAGGCGGAGACTGAGGCAGAGGACTTCTAATATCTAATCTCCACCATCAATCAGACTAATTAAATCATCAGTTAGTCTGATTCGATTTCCTAAGCCCAGACTGTCCCCCAGTCTGGGCTTTTTTATTATTCTGGCGCGTCTCTTTATCAATAGCCTCTATTAAATTTTTCTAAAATTTTTCTGCCCCGATTACCTGATTACCTTATATAAAGCTTGTATGCAGTTTAAATCTGTGTTAAGATTGAAGCTATCAACTTAGGCATTTAATTCCTTGAGCTTTTCCTATGGACGAAAAACGCATAGCCTCCTTCTTAGCCCGAGGCTTAAAACCTTCTCAAGTAGCTGCTATAGTAGGCTGTACTCCAGCTTATATAACCCAGCTTGGTCAGAAAGAAACCTTCAAGGCTTTACTAGATGAAGTTCAAGCAGAGGCTGAAGGCCAAGATGGCGAGCTGGCGGAAGAAGAAATCTTAGCTACTAAATATCTAGCAGTGGAGCATAAGATCCTTAAGCAAATCGAGGATACTATGCCTTTTGCTGAATTTACTCATCTGACTAAAGCTTTAGAAGTTGTGGGTAAGAGACAAGAAGAACGAGCTAAGAGAAAAATGATGAGTAGACTACCAGGGCTCGCTGGGCCGGCCGGCAGTCTTACAGTAAGTCTGACTGTGCCAATCCATGCAATCCCTGAGTATACTATTAATCCTCAAGGACAGATAACCTCTATCAATGAGAAGGTGTTAGCTCCTCTATCTTCTCAAGGTGTAAAAGATTTGTTTGATAAGCTACAAGGTAGGGCTGCCCCCGGCCCCGGCGCGGATTTAGAACCTTTGGATGAGGTTATAATAGATGGCTAAAGAAGATGAGCAGACTGATCCTGGCCCAGCTCCTAAAGAAGATCCTAGTAATGATCTAGTAAACACTTTACTATCTTTGGCTAAAGGGGCGGGTCGAGGACTTACTACAGATGCTGTAGGAGCTCCTGTAGACATCATTAATATGCTTCTAGGCGCAGTAGGGCTTCCAGTATCAGAGGAGCCTTTCGGTGGATCTAAGCATATTAGGGGACTTACTAATCAGCCGAAAGAAGATACTGGTACTGAGACAGTAGGTAATCTCTTATCAGCTTTTGTAAATCCTACTACGGCTTCAACTAAAGTAGCTACTATTCTGCCTCTCCTAGGAGGTATCTTCATGGGAGAGAAGTCTAAGACTTTCAGTAAAGGTCTAGCTAAAACTTTCGAAGAACTAGAGAAGGCTAAGACTCTGCCTACTAAATCCTTCCAACTTACTAATACCCATCGGGGGCCCCTCGATCAGAAGCTTAGACAGGAAATATCCGATCTGCCTGCTGAATTAGAAGCAGATCTTAAAGCCCTAGAAGATGCGGGTATAGAAGTAGTCTTGAGGGATGTATTAAAACATGATGACCTTTATGACGCTTATCCTGATTTAGCGCATATCAATCTAAAGTCCAAAGCAGGCACTGGAGGAAATTATAACAGTGATACGGATACTATTAGGATTGGTCTAAATCAATCTCCTGACGATATGCTTAATGTGCTTCTACATGAGGTACAGCATGCTATTCAAGGTAAAGAAGGATTTGTTCGGGGAGGCAATCCTTCTATGATGGCAGCTTCCCCTGCTTTTCAAGAAGCATCTGCTAACCTACCAAAGAATTCTCCTAAAAAACAAGAGGAGGTAGGTTTACTTCTTAATGAGCTCTATATGCGTCTAGGAGGAGAAGCAGAGGCTAGGGCAGTTCAGCGTAGATGGCTAGATGAAAAAGCAATCCCCGGATCTACCATCAATAAGAATCCTCTGTTCTCTTATGATCGTCAAATATCGGATCTTCTATGGCCCCCTCAGTAACAGAAGCTTCTAGCTCAGTATCCTTATCTGCTCCTATACTGAATACAGTAGAGCTGGTAGATATCGGGGTAGATCCGAAGGAGGCTTATAATAGAGGATTTGTAGATATAAATTTCTTCGCTTCTATGGCTCTACCAGAAGTCTTTATCTTCTCCTTGCCGAATTTTTATGTCACTACTTGGCAGATTCTGATTAATCGTAAACCAGAGGATGTGGGTCGAATCATTAGATTCGCTCTGGGGCTACCGCGAGGCCATGCTAAGACTACTTTTATCAAGCTTCTGATCTCTTGGCTTATAGTTTATGACTACATCGAATTCTGTTTAATCATCTGTGCTAATGAGGATCTAGCCGAACAGCTTCTAGCTGACGTAAGCGATATCTTAGGCTCAGAGAATATGGAAGCTATATACGGCCCATGGACTGCTTTCTTAGCTACTGATACTAAGGAACTTAAGAAAGCCGCCTATCATAATAAGTCTATTGTCTTAGCAGCTAAGGGCGCGGGGTCATCGCTACGCGGCCTTAACATTAAACATAAGCGCCCTGACTTCATCTTCCTAGATGATGCACAGACTAGGGAAAATGATGAATCTCCTACTGAGTCAGCCCGCTTCTTGCGTTGGCTAATTGCTACTCTATTCAAAGTAATTGCTCCACGTGGCAATCGTTGGATAGTCTATGTAGGCAATATGTACTCTGAGGAATGCGTTCTCAAAAAGCTCCAAGATAATCCGGGTTGGATCAGTCTAATTACTGGAGCTATCTTAGATACAGGCGAGCCACTCTGGCCTGAGCTTCATTCATTAGAAACCTTGATGGAATCCTTCTATCATGATGAAGCTTTAGGACATGCTGATCTTTGGTTCGCAGAGATAATGAATGATCCTAAGTCAGCAGCAGTGAGTCTTCTACATGACGGGTTGCCTGCTTGTCCTTATAAGGCTGAAGGCCTAGTACCTGATGGAGTATTTATTACTATAGATCCTGCAGGCTTCCGCGATAATTCAGACGATAATGTTATTGTAGTACATTATGTGCATGAAGGAAAAGGTCTAGTCGCTCAGACTACTAGAGGCATTCTGAAGCCTGATGAACTTATTAAAGAAGCTTTATCCCTGGCTCTGTATCATGGGGCTTCTCTAATAGGCGTAGAGGATGTAGGCTATCAACAGACTCTACAGTTCTGGATCAATCATTTTATGATCGAATTTCAGATTACAGGAATAGCCGTAGTCGGTCTATCTCCGCATGGTAGATCAAAAGAAGCTAGAATTAAACAATTCGTGCATGAGCTTTATGCAGGTAATTATTATCATCTAACTCCTGCTACTAGGGCTGACTTCGTATGGCAGGCTCAGAAGTATAAGATAGGCGCCAAGAAGAATAAGGATGACTTGCTGGATGCTGAAGCTTATGGCTTAGATGTAAGAAATGAATACTGGCACTTGGTAACTAATCTGAGAACTAAAGGTATAACTCAGATAGAAGGTGCTCATGTGGTGGCAGCTAATACCCCGATTTCTTTTATAGGACGAAAGGCAGGCTAGAGTCATGGCTAATGAAGTAGATGAGGAACTGAGAAGGCTCCATCAAGCTCGTAGAGGAACTGTAGCTGATAATGCTATGCCCTTTGTCGATAAGCTCTTTGAAGGAGTCTTTGGTAAGTACAAGAAAGAAAAAGATCAAGGCGAAGCTGAAAGAGAAGCCGTTGAGAAGAAGCGCAAAGACGAAGATGAAGATTAAGATAGGAGCAAAATGATGGCTAAACTACCCGCCCCGGCTTTTAGAATCTCCAAAGATGCTGAGAAGAAGATTCTCAGTTATCTTCAGGGAGTTATGACTGCTCATAGGGCTTCCTGTGAGATTCATACTAAGATGGAAGCCATTGATAAAGCCTATGCTCGGTATGTAGAAACTGGGTCAGAGGATGATGGCAAGACAGAATGTAATGTCTTTGGCCAAGATAACATCATAGCTCCTATCGTAGTTTCACAAGTAGATTCTTTGGTAGGCTATCTATCAGAGATCTTCCTGTCAGGCTATCCTCTTTTCCCTGTAGTATCTACTCCTAAGAAGCGTAAATGGGCAGAACAATTAGAAACTCTGATTGACGATCATGCTATCTTAGGTGGATATGCTCGGCAACTCCTGCTCTTTCTACGAGATGGAGTTAAGTATAATGTGGCTGCTATAGAAGCTGATTGGCAGCCCATCGAGCAATTTTCTGTTATAGGAGATTATACAGCAGAAACAGCTAGATCCATAGATCGAGATTCTAAGTATCTAACTAATATTAAGCGTTTAGATCCCTATAATTTGATCTGGGATAAAACAATATCTCCTGGTGATGTAGCGAAAGAAGGCGATCATGCAGGCTATATTGATGTTCTCAGTAGGCTTAAACTTAAGCGTCTTCTTAATCGTTATACTAAAACTAGGGAAGTGTATAATGCGCAGGAAGCCCTTGCCTCTACTATGGGTAGGACTTCTTCTAGTCCAGTCAGCAATGAGTATCATATTCATCCTACTGTATCTAATTATGTTACTCCTCGTAGGCCTGATGACAGGGTAGATTGGGAGCGGTATATTACAGGTAAGCGGCAGACTTCCGCAGGTATAGCTGGAGTAGATAATTTTGAAGTAATTACTCTTTATGCTAGGATTCTTCCTGGTGACTTTGGTATAGCAGGGCCGCAACAGAACACTCCCCAGATATGGAAGTTCGTAGTAGTCAATGGAGCAGTAGTAATCCATGCTAAGCGCATTATCTCTGCTTATGACTATCTTCCTATCCTTATGGGGCAGCCCATCGAAGACGGATTAGGTTATCAGACTCAATCAGTAGCAGAAGGTTCTATTCCTATCCAAGAAGGCGCCACTTCTTTGTTCAATATTAGGTTTGCTGCTGCTAGACGAGCTGTCTCTGATCGTGCTCTATATGATGCAGGACAAATCAGCCCCTCAGATATTAACTCGCCTGTAGCCTCTGCTAAGATTCCAGTTAAATGTAATCCAATGCTACAGCAGTCTATCGAGTCTGCATATAAACAGATACCTTTCGATATGAAAGGAACAGAGACTACTATCCAAGATGCAGCAGTCCTAGTAGATTTCTCTAAGCAACTCTCAGGTTTGAATAATGCACAGCAGGGTCAGTTCCAGAAAGGTAATAAATCAGTAGTTGAATATACTGATGTTATGGGAGCTTCTGATTCTAGGCTTCGACTGCCAGCCCTGACTTTAGAACATCAGGTCTTTATTCCTCTGAAAGCTATCATTACCCTTAATATCTTCCAGTATGGCTCTGATACTGTAGTGGTATCTCAGAAAACTGGAGAGGTTCTAGATGTTAAGCTAGATGAACTTAGGAAGCATACCATGAGCTTTAGGATTGCTGATGGATACTCTCCGAAGTCTAAGCTAGCTTCTACAGATATGATAGTCCAAGGACTCAATGTTATTATGAATTCTCCTCAACTACAGCAAGCTTATGGATCTTCTTTACCTTCTCTCTTTGCTCATATGATGCAGCTAGGCGGAGTAAGAGGTTTAGAAGAGTATGCTCCGGAGAATCAGATGCAAGGAGAAGGAGGGCCACCGGGACTAATAGACCAAGGACTACAAGGTCAGCCTCCGCTTGCTCCTGCTTCTGCCGCTGATGCTGCACCGCCTGCTCAACAACCTATAATCTAATTACCCAAGGAGCGTAGAAGTGAATATCTTTCCAGATACTAAATTATCAGAAACAGAGGAAGTACTCTTAGCCGAGATTTTTGCTAATTCTACAGTTAAGAAGTATCTTCATATATTAGCTCATGACATAGGCAGGAATCTAGCTGTAGCTATACCAGCTCCCGGTGTGTCAGATGAGCAATTCATTAGAGGTCTAATAGCAGAGAAAGGTAAATTACAATTACTTGAAATGCTATTAGGTATCGCTAATAATGCAGCACAGCAAAATCAGTCTAATCCTAATCAATCTTAATCCACTTAAGGAGAATTATCATGGGTCTTATGGATATGTTTCGCAATGCTACTTCCTCAGATGCTCCGGCACCTGCTACTAATCAGCCTCCTGCTTCTACTGCTACTAATGCTCCTCCTGGAGGGGTCGGGGCGGATGGCAAAATGCCTGGGTCTAATCAAGAGCCGGTAAATCCTCTTGACGCCTATTCTAAATTATGGGATACTGCCGGTAAAGCTAATTCAGATGTTCCTCCGGCTTTTAATATTGACCCTAAGGTTCTCTCAGAAGTATCTAGTACGCTGGACTTTACTCAGGGTATTCCCGCTGAGACAATGACAGCAGCTATGTCGGGAGATTCTAAGGCACTCATGGAAGTTATCAAGCTTTCAGGACAGCAGGCTTATAAAGCTGCCCTGCACCACAATACGAGCCTTACTGACAAGTTCATTAATGCTCGCTCCCAGTTTGATTCTAAGCAGTTAGGCTCTAGTGTTCGTAAAGAGCTTACTAATTCAGCCCTCGACGCTATCCCTAACGCATCGCATCCTGTAATTAAAGCGCAATTGAAGATGACTGCTGATGCTATGGCCGCAGCTAATCCTGATGCAAGGCCAGAAGAAATTGCAAAAGCCGCTCAAAAATACGTGCTGGATCTTGCTAATGCCATGAATCCTGATACTAAGGATACTGGAGATAAGAAAGGCGAAGAGATCGACTGGGCGCAGTACATGCAGTCTTAAGTTTTTAATCTAGTCTTTAATCTTTTTGAAAGGAAATACTAATGGCACTCTCTACTGGGCTTTTTAATGCCTCCCTTAACCCGGCAGAACTTAATCAGAAATCATTTGCAGCTACTATTCTGCGACTGTTTCCGAATGGCTCTGCTCCTATGTTTGCTATGACTAGCCAGTCAGGTAAGTCCAAGGCTAAGTCTGCTACACACGGCTACTTTAGTAAGACTATGGCCTTTGTGCGGCAGGTACTTGCTGCGGAGCATTTGGCTGCGGTTACGGCTTTTACTGTTCCTTCTACTGCTGGTATGGTAGCCGGTATGGTGCTGTTCAATGCTAGGACTCGTGAGAACATTCTGATCTCTAGTGTTGACTCTGCTACTGATATCACTGTAGTGCGTGGCTTTGGTCGTGTTGCTGCTGCTACTATGAATGCGACTGATGTTCTTATCGCTATTGGTACTGCTCATATCGAAGGCTCTGTCCGTCCTACTCCTCGTAGGCTGACTACTGTGTATGTTGCTAACTATACACAGATCTTCCGTAATGCTTGGGCACTTACTGATACTGCTCGTGCTAGTATGGCTGAAGCCGGCTATTCTAACATCGCAGAAGATCGCAAGGACTGCGCTATGTTCCACTCGGTTGATATCGAGTCTGCTATCATCTGGGGTCAGCCTAAGATGGATACCTCTGGTGAAGCACCTATCCACGCTACTCAAGGTGTGATTGATGCTATGGAACAGTATGCTCCGGCTAATACCAATCCGGCTAATTCTACTACGACCTTTGCTCAGTTGGTTACTCTGTGTGAGCCTGCTTTCCAGTATAGCACGGATATGAGCGATCCTAAGACGCGGGTTCTCTTTGGAGATTCTACGGCTATCAAGGTTCTTAATGATGTGGGCCGTCTGTCTGGTCAGGTTCAGATTACCCAGAATGAGACTAGCTTCGGTATGCACTTTACGAAGTTTAAGTTCTACAAGGGTACTATCAACATGATTGAGCATCCTCTGCTTAATGGCCTGCAGCAGTCTGGTATGGCGCTTATTATGGATATGCCGGCTCTTAAACTTGCTTATCTGGAAGGGCGTGATACTAAGCCAGAAGAGTATGGTACTGGTGGTAAGGTAGTAGAGAATGGGGTTGATGCTGTCGGCGGTTCGCTTACTACGGAATGCGCTGTGGAGCTTATCAATCCCTTCGCCTGCGCTCTGATCACCGGGCTTACCGCTGGCGCTGCTAGCTAATCCATAATTAGCCCTATCTCTATCTTTAAGAAAGGAACTTACTATGTGGAATATTATGCCGCAGCGTCTCAAGAATAAAGTTCTTGATACCTGTACTTTCGTTGGTGAGCTTATAGCTACCAGTGTGGCAATTAATAAATCGCGTCACCCGTCTGTGGTATATGCAGACGACGGTGCGATTGATCCTTCTGTTGATTTGGCTATTCTGACTAAGGGGTCTGCTGGAGCTTACACTCTTGCTGCTCCTACGACTGCTCAGGACGGTCATATTATTCGGATCGTATCAGCTAGTGCCTATGCTCACGTAGTCACTTCTACTGATCTAATCGAAGACGGCGTTACAGGAGGTCCGAAGGATAAAGGAACCTTCGGAGCTTTCAAAGGCGCTTCTATTGAGTTGGTAGCTTACAACCAACTTTGGCATGTTCTTGCCAAGAATGTTGTAACTGTGGCCGCTGTTTAAGGAGGTGGTCTAGATTCTGGAGGAGCTTATCTTTAAAAGGTAGGTTCCTCTGGAATATAGAATCACAGGAGCTAGTTTTCTACTTTCAAGCTTATTGATCTTGGGCCACTCCTCCCTAACAAAAGATCAGTAAGCGCTTTTTATAATTAGGAGATATCATGTCAGATCTAGCCAGTCAGATCAAAGCAAAGAAGGATGCTCAAGCAGAACCTGTAATGAAATCCGTCTATCCTCCGTCGTCTACTAAGACTGAGCGCCCTTCGAATAATATCGACACTTCTAAGTTAGCTGCCCAGACTCCTAAAAAGCAAGGTCTGTTCAAGGCTATACGCTGCAATTATATCATTAAGGCGGATGGCTCTAAGGTCATGCCTAATAGAGAAGGTATCTTTGAGACTCAGGACAAGGAGGTTCTTGAGATTTTGGAATACTTTGCTACCCATAGATATGGTCTAGTAGAGAAGATCTAAACCAAAGGATTAAAGATGAACTTCACTGAAGTAGTAGCTGAAGTAATCAGTATAGTCAAACGACCCGATAAGCTTCTTGATATTCGTCGAGAGGTTAACAAAGCTATCTCCTTCTGTTGTCTTGGAGCAGATTTCGCTAGGGATTTAGAAGAGGCTTCGATAGCTATAGATTCTACGCTTTTTGCACAGAATATCGATTTGACTACTCTTACTAGATTCAGGAAGTTCGAGTATATCAAGCCACCGGGCCGTGCTAAATTCTTGCGTCATCTAACTCCAGATAAAATCTTTGCTAAAGGAAGAGAAGACGTAGATGTTTACTATATTGCAGGAGATCAAGCAAACTTTAAGCTCTGTAAATTATCTTCCACTCTACTGGTGGGCTATTTTAAATTTCCTCCTACTTTATCCGATGCTTCTCCTACTTTCTGGCTCTTAGATATTGCCCCTTATATGATCATAGATAAAGCAGCTTCTGCTATCTTTAGAAATATTGGGGATGATGCTTCTTCTAAACGCCATGAAGATGAATTCGCACTTCAGTATGTAGTGGCTACCAGGGACTTCAAATATGGAGCTACTCCGGGATGAGCTTAGTAGCTGAAGGAGCCATCTACTGGCGCTTTGCTTCTGAGGTACAAAGGCTGGCCTTAACCCCGGCCTTAAATCAGTATAATCGAATTGCTCTACAAGAGGACACAGGTTCCTTTTATCTATCTGATCCTTCTGGCTGGCTTCCTCTTGGTTCAGGAGGAGCTGGCGGAGATGAGAATATAGATGGAGGGACAGCCTTTACCGTCTACGGTGGTAGTCTAGTCGTCGAAGGAGGTAATGCAAGTGGCAGTTAAAATACAGTTTAGACGTGATACTGCTGCTAATTGGACTTCTGTTAATCCCGTCTTATCTAATGGTGAGATGGGATTAGAGACTGATACAGCCAAGTTTAAATTAGGCGATGGAGCTACTGCCTGGAATTCATTAGGCTATAGTCCTGATGGACGCACTATCTTAAATGGAGCAGTAGATCCTACTACAGAAGGTGTTAATGGTGATTTCTATATTAACACAGTCTCTACTACTATCTTTGGGCCTAAAGCCGGTGGTTCATGGCCTGCTGGAGTTAGCCTAGTAGGTCCTACGGGTGCAACAGGAGCCACTGGAGCCACGGGGGCTACCGGCCCGACAGGGGCTACTGGTGCAACTGGAGCTACTGGACCTACGGGGCCACTTGATCCTGATGTCACAGATACTCTAACAGTGGGCTACGCTACTACTCCTAGTGATCAGGGTACTAAATCTACTGGAACTTTTACTCCATCTGAAGCTAATGGAGCTATGCAGTATTATGTTAATGGTGGAGCCCATACCCTAGCTCCTCCTACAAATAATACTACCTTAGTAATTCAGATTACCAATAATGCTTCTGCTGGAGCTATTACTACTTCTGGATTTACTATTGTAACAGGAGATACTCCTGGAACAGTAAATGGAGATGATTTCATAGCTTATATAACTAAGATCAATGGCTTTAGTCATCTTCACTGGCAGGCGCTCCAGTAATGTTTCCTCTACCTACTTTCATGCCTAGTGCGGTAATACCAGAGATAGCAAAGTCCCTGCGCTGTGATGCTGTGGATAATTCTTATCTACATCGTACTCCCGGTAGTGCAGGAAATCTAAAGAAATGGACTTGGAGTGGGTGGGTAAAAGCTACTACTCTTGGAACTTCTAAATTCTTCTTCTGTGTATTTGATTATGCAGGTGGAGGATCTACTAATAAACAACATGCTATTTGTTTTCGTGCAGACAATACCCTAGAATTCTATCATTTTTCTAACACGGGATATACCGGTAGAAAGATATCTACGGCAGTATTTAGAGATCCTACTGCTTGGTATCATATAGTGGCTGTATGGGATACTGATAATGCCACTGCCGCAGATAGGATGAAGTTATATGTAAATGGGACAAGAATAACCTCCTTTGGAACTTCCTCTGATCCATCTAGTGGTACTAATGGAGATGTGAATAGGGCTTTCCTACATACTATGGGAGGTTCTTATGATCCTGATTATGCTTTAGGTAATCTTCATGATGGCAACCTAGCAAGAATCTGTTTTGTAGATGGTCAAGCTCTAGATGCTTCTTCATTTGGATATACTGATTCTAAAGGGCAATGGCGAACTAAACCCCTTTCTACTCTTAAGACTTTAGTAGAATCTGGGGGAGTTACTAGTTTCTTAGAAGAATTCAATAATGGTACATCTACTACCACACTAGGTTACGATTATTCAAGTAAAGGAAATAATTGGACTCTAAATAATTTTACTCGATCAGTCGGGGCTACTGATGATTGGTTTGAAGATACTCCTACCAATAATTTCTGTACTTTAAATCCTTTAGATCATTTAAATACGAATGCTCCTACTAATGGGGGACTTAAGATAGTTACAGGAGTATCTACTTCTTATGGAGCTACTAGTACTTTCCGAATTCCTACTACTGGTAAATGGTTCTGGGAGTTTGTTTATACAGCAGGAGCCTATTGTTTCTCTGGTATAGTTAACCCGCCGGCATGGCCTAATTACGTAGTTTATTATACTAACGGCCAGAAGTATATTAATGGCACGGGTAGTGCCTATGGAGCATCCTATACTATTAATGATATTATAGGTGTTCTGGCTGATGCCGATGCCGGTACTTTAACTTTCTATAAGAATGGTGTATCTCAAGGAGCTATTACAGTAGATTTCTCTAGCGGAGACTGGGCAGCATGGGCTGCAGATGGATCTTCTGGAAATTCTACTACTCAGATATTTAACTTTGGGCAGAGGGCCTTTGCTTACTCGATACCTTCTGGAGCTAAGAAGCTTTGTACTAAGGATTTGCCTGAGGGTACAGTAGTTATATCTGGTTCTTTTACTGGCAATGCTAATGCTAATGGGCCTATGGTAGTGCTTAATGGAACTCCTACTGCTATGACCATTAATGGAAATGCTGTAACCTTCGGTACACACGCAGATAAATTAGCTAATGGCTTTAAGCTTCGTACCAGTTCTGCTAGCTATAATACAGCAGGCTCTAATACCTACTCTGTAAGTACTAATGCAGGGGTCTTTAAATATAATAATGCTGAGGTAAATCCTTAATGTCTAATCCTACCTTAGAATCAGAATTTCGTCGTCAAGATGATAGGCTCATTCCTGGCTTACAACAACAACTAGACGAGCATATAGCGAAAGAAAAAGAAATGATGAAAGAGATAAAGGAGGACATAGCTACGATTAAGTCTAATCTAGAAGAACTCTTGGATCTCTGGAATAACACTAAAGGATTTATCAAGATTATGTCAGTACTAGGTAGAGTAGTTAAGTGGGCTAGCGCAGTCTTGCTATCTATTGCTGCTATCTATTATGCTATCACTGGGCGGCCTTTTAAGTGAGATGGTTATGCGCGCTGATCTAGTAAGATACGAGACAGGCTTACAAGGTACCTTCGGAAAGCTTCGAGTGCCTTCGTTGGGCTTCTCTTGCTTTACATTAGAGCTGCCTTGGCAAGATAATAAACGTCAAGTATCTTGTATTCCTGTAGGCGGCTATGAGTGCCGGAAAGTGCAAAGCCCTAGATTTGGGAATGTCTACGGACTCAAGCAAGTACCCGGAAGATCGAATATACTGATTCATTGGGGTAATTATGCAGGAAATGTATTATCAGGTTTTAGGACTCATTCTTATGGCTGTATCTTACTAGGAAGGTCTAAAGGTATTCTAGTGGATCAAAAAGCTATCTTGACTTCTCTAAATACTGTAAGAAAGCTACATAAGGTACTTGAAGGGCGGCCCTTCGATCTTATCATTCAGGAGATTTACTAAAATGGACTTTATCTCAGGTATTGCTTCTATCTTCACTGGAGGCCTGACAGGTCTTATCGGTGCGGGTATTACTAAATTCATGGAGTATAAGAATAAGCAACTAGACTATGCTCATGAAGTAGCTATGCGTCAGAAGGATATGGAATTGCTTGATAGAGAGATAGCAGGCCGAGTTCGAGTAGCTGAAGTAGAAGGAGCCTCTGCTGAAGCTGTAGCAGCTAATGAAGCTTTGGCTTCCTCTTATGGGCAAGATCGCGCTACTTATTCATCCAGTAAAGATTCTATCTGGTTTACCTTAGTAGATGTAGTCCGAGGCTTGATTCGCCCTGTGCTTACTATTTATTTTGTAGTATTTACTACCTACATCTATTGGGTTGTAACTAATCAGCTAGAAGAAATGCATATCTCTTTTAATACTGAACTAGCCTTTCAGCTTTATTGGTATATTATTCTATGGGTACTGTATACTGCTGCTGTAGTGGTAGGCTGGTGGTTCGGTACTCGCTCTGAAGTTAAGGCTCCTCAGTTTAAGATGTAAGGATAGGAGACTAGAATGGCGGCCTATGATGGAGATTATATCCGTAAGCTAGATTCTCAGCTTCTTTCAGGAGATCCTGAGCTGGCTGAAGGTATAAGATACTATGCTCCGATGTATATAGCCCATGATCCTGTGCTCTCTATCGAGGGCGATATTATGTTAGGATTGGTGATCCAAGATGTTACATAAAGACGCAGTAGTTGGAGATATACATAAGATCCAGAATTGGGCCGTAGCCGATGAAGCTGAAAGATTAGCTTTGACGGTCATAGAGGCTGATGAAGGAAAAGTATGTCTACAGCTTGATACTCCCGATTTCTTTATTTTACTAGATCACTCTGTGCCTACTTGGGCTCCTTGGACTGGTCCTATTGGCCCGCAAGGTGTACAGGGAGATCAAGGAATACAAGGCCCTCAAGGTGTACCAGGCCCTGAGGTAATCATAGTAGCTGCTTCTGATGAAGCTACCACCCTTACAGCAGGTACTAGCTATGTAACCTTCAGAATGCCTTTTGCTATGACTCTGACTTCTGTTAGGGCTTCGCTGACTACTGCCTCTACTTCAGGAGCTGTAACAGTAGATATCAATGAAGGCGGAGCAACTCTGCTGTCTACTAAGCTTACAATAGACCAAGATGAAAAGACTTCTACTACAGCAGCTACTCCTGCTGTAATCTCAGACTCTGCTTTAGCAGATGATGCTGAGATATCTATAGACGTAGATGGAGCTGGTACTGGAGCTACTGGCTTGAAGATTACCTTGATCGGAACTAGGGTTTAAAGATTTATCATGGCCGTCACTATTATAAATAATAAATTAGGCTCCTATGCTCCTGTAGGCTATGCAGGCTGGATAGGAGAAGGTAATATAGCAGTAAACTCCCCTGCCGGCAAATATTCTGATGAAGACATAGCAATAGCCTCTGGTGTAGCTAATTATCCACAGAATAGAACAGATTTTCACCTGGCTAGACTATCTGAATTAGGTATTATAGAATGGAAAAAACTTTTCTCTATTATTCCAGTAGGCGCTACTTTCGGCGCTGCTTGGGTAGATTCTTCTGGTAATCTGTATATAGTAGGCTCTCAATCTGCAGCAGGACTCAGTGGTTCAGAAGCATGGCTAGCTAAGTTTAATTCCTCTGGAGTATTTCAGTGGCGTCGTAGATTATATAAAGAAGGCACAGGAGATGCAGCAGGGTCTAGTGTAGCCCCTTTGTTCTATGCGCTTACTACTGACTCCTCTGGCAATGTCTATATAGCAGGAAATGGATACGACACTACCGGAAATTATGTCTGTATTGCTCTATGTAAATATAATACCTCTGGTGCGCTACAATGGCAAAGAGCTCTTTATTATGCTTCCTCTAACGCTCCTTCTGCGACAGCTATCAAGGTAGATAGTTCAGGGAATGTATATATTCTAGCTGTTAATCATATTATTAAGTATAATTCTTCAGGTACCTTGCAATGGCAAAAGACTATAGGAAGAACCGGCCCTCAATCATTATATGGAAGATCTTTAATAATAGATGGTAGTGATAATTTATATATCTTCGGAGACTACTCTTATTACTACAGTGAATCTAAGATAGTTGTACTTAAGATGAATTCTTCTGGTACTATTCTTTGGGAAAAATTTATCTATAAAAGCGGAGTTTATAGTACATTCATTGCTACTTCAGGCGACATAGATTCAGAAGGTAAATTGTATGTAGTGGGGCTTCGTTGGGAAATTATAGAAAGTGTGGGTACCTATACCTCTAGTATAGCCAAGTTCGATTCGGACGGAGCACTAATTTTTCAACGAGATTTACAGGTTAATCCAGTAACACAGGGAGGGGATCCTTATATTATAGTACATAGTAGATTATATGTATGCTTTTCCCTTTATACTACTCCTGTTGCAATATTAGCTCTCCCCAAAACGGGGGCAGGATTAGGAACTTATAATGAGCTAATTACATATGCTGAGGGAACTCATACAATAGCTGCTGGAGATAGTACAACTGCTGCTGGCTCCTTAACTTCTGCCACTGGAGTTACTAATGAAGGCGCGGATTCGAGTCTTACTCTCTCAGATTCTTCTTTAACTTTAGATATTACAGCAGGGCCTTCCTGATGGCTACTCCTAATACCTTATATCCCTTTGCTACTCAAGACGGCAAAGCGATTCCTCTAGATATCATTAAATCTTCTGGTTTAATGCTGCGAACATTTGGTGTATCTGCCGCCTCTTTTACTATTCCTGCTGGAGTAGCTGTAGCGGCTCTAATAGCTTCTAATCCTTGTGTTCTTCGATTTGGAACTACCTTACCGGATAATCTAGTAGAGGACGAACTTTACTCTGATACTATCCTAATTCCAAAAGATATGGTAGTAACGGCATCTGTGGTACCTGGTACTGCTTACGTGAAAGGATTAACTTCAACAGGTAAGCTCTACTTGCAATTCTTCGAAAAGTGGGCAGGTCTTGCTCTTGATAGACAGTTTAGTACTAAGTAAAGGTCTATAGCTATGAAACAAATTACAAAGAAGATAGATGGCACTAGGACATTTGTTCCTATTGATCCAGATGCTTTTCCTGAAAGCTTACATGCTACAGACGGAGAAGATAAGCCAGAGGAGCGAGTTCCAGTTATGGCCTATGAAGGCTATAATTTCATGCCTACCTCCTATGGCTATAAGTCTTATTTCGGTACTCAAGCTCAGGCTCTATTCGACGCTTTAGATGCTAGGGTAGATGAAATCTTTGTAATTCAGACTACCTCTTTTATTAATATCCTAATCGCTCTTTGTGAAGATGGTATCTGGACTAAGCAGGGCAATATAGACGGAGCTTGGGAGCATCCTATTGTCTTAGCTGAAGCAGCAGAAGGCGCTCATTATGAATGGACTTATACTATTATAGGCGGAAGCCTTTATTGCTATCGAGCTACAGGAGCCAGCTATTACGAAATCTCTTTTGCTACCTCCTATGTACCTACGGCCAGAACTCCTAATTTCTTGAATATGGCAGGGCAGCAAGGGATATATAAAGCAGGTAATAGGCTAGGATTTTGGGATTCAGCTAATAGTACTTCTTGGTCTAACCTAGATGATTTCGAAGATTTTGTGCCTAGCCTAGAAACTCTAGCAGGCTCTGCAGTATTCGGAGATATTAATGGACGTATAGTAAATATTCTTCCGCATGGAGAGGGCTTCATTATTTATGCTACTAAGTCGATCGTCCATATTCGACAGAATGTAGAAGCTACTTTCCAGTGGGATCCTAAAGTATTGATATCCAATGCAGGGATTACTTATCTTCGACAGGCTGTATCTGCTGCTGGAGACAAGACCCATTTCGCTTGGACTACTATTGGGTTATATAAGATTGAATCCGGCCAAGAGCAGCTTATAGTCCCAGAGATTACAGACTTCCTAAAAGAGAATCAAGACCCGATTGCCCTTCGAGTCTTAGAAGGGCGCTATCTATTCATTGAGATTATAAATTCTGAATATATAGTAGGTAAAACTAAGATTTATTCTGAGCTAGTGCCGGCCTACACTTATAAATTCCCAGGTGGAACTATTAGTCTAAACGATGTAGTTCCTGAGACTTTAGTAGGAGAGGCTCTTAATCAGCATTTACAGATATTTAATGCCGGGGGTTATTCTGAGCAACAATTGCTAGCTCAGCAAGCCTGGGATGTGGCTAAGGGGCTTGATCCTGGCCTTCCTGCTCCTGAGGGAGATACTTTATTTACTCCAGTATGGAAATATAATTTCTCTGTAGGTACTAGTAAACATACCTCAGTACCTCTTTGGACTAATACTCCCTGTGCTACAGTAGATCCTAATGGCGCAGACCTTAATATGTGCCCGCATCCTAAAGAAGAATTAGGATTGCTTCCTATTGCTGCTACTACTCCTTTGGCGATAACCGATACTATTATTCCTGCTAGAGATGAGTTGACTGTATACGACTATATGCAGCTCCAGAAAGCTTTATGGGATAGTGATACTATAGGCCGTAGAGCTATCATCAATGAAATCCTATGGAGAACTGGAGGCCCAGTATCAAAGACTACGGTAGTAGATACCTGTGTTGATACTGGAGGCTGGCAAGAAGAAGAATGCAATATGGGACGCTATGTAAAGGAAGCTTCCTTAATGGACTTCACTTTTACAGCTTGTGCTGTTTGCTGCTCTAGATATATCACTAAGGCTATAGATATCTATCGGGTTAAGATAAGTAGGACAGACTGCGAGGATATTACTCCAGAGCCTAGTGTCTTAGGTTGGGGCGTGACTGGAGGAGGATATGCAAGTAGTCCTTTAGAAGCCGCACAGGCTTCTGTGACTTATCATATAAATGAAAGTATAGCCCCTTGGGTAGGAGCTAATTTTGGTGATGTAGAATTTACTGTCCTCTCATCTAATTGGTCTGATGCTACTGTGCGCGCCTTACTTACAGTAGCTCCATTTACTTTAGTGGATTATAGTGTTACTCTATTTTGGGATTGTGGTACTCAAGGAATTCTTCAAGGAAATCCAGGAGGAGCTTATACAGGCCCTTGGTGCTATACTAAGTACAGCAAGACTGAGATAGTCAAAGCTAAAAATATCTCTAAGCCTTATATTGCTCCTGATTCTAATCCTATCATTGAGCAGGATAATTCTCGTGCGGAGATTATAGCCTGGAAGTTTATAGGAACCGACGAAGCCGTTCATGAGATTCCAGCCGCAGTATGTGGGGGCTGCTCAGATGCACTGCCTTCTGTTCGTATGGGAAATGAAGGTACATTAGCTTCTCAGCCTTTCACTCCTATGACTTACCCTCTGACTATCTCTTGGCCTGATACAGAGATAGTCTTGCCCCCTTCTACTTTTTTATTACAAGATGGCTCGATTGGCCCGATCTATCCTACCTACGAAGGGGCGATAGTATATGATCTTCAATTAAAGAAATGGGGAAAAATGAAACTCCAGTATAAACAATTACTGGACTATTCTCCCATAAACAATGCCTCAGATGATACAATACCATATGAAACATTTGGAATGCAAGCAGGTGCTTTAAGAGGTGATGGTTATATCTATCTATTCGATAAGTATCCTACTGACTCTTACATCAAATACGGCAAGATAGGTTATTACAGATTAGGTATGACTTCTACCGAAGAAGCTACTGTCCACTTTAGAACACCTAGTACTGGAGTAATGGAAGTAGAAACTAGCCTAGATGGAAGAAATCCAGAAGCTAGTTTAGTAAAAGCAGAAGTCTTTGAGAATGCATTCAATCATACGTTGACTTACGGATTCTCTGGAAAGTGGCATAATATCACTATCAAGGGAATATATGATATTCAATACTTAGAGTACAAAGGTGTACTCGCTGGACGGAGATAAGAAATGGCAGAGAGCAGATACGGAGCAGTACAGCAGAATAGTTTTAATACTCCTGTAGCTACGAGTATGAATTCGTCTGGATCTAGTGTTGGATCTTCTTCCAGCATGACTAATCAGTCGGGTTCATCTAGTACTAATACTACTACAGCTTCCCAGAATATGGATCAGCAGAGCTTTAAGGCTTTGCAGGAGCTTATTAGTGTACTGCAAGGAGGTGGTACTGCTGATATGCAGAGGGCTGATGCACAGCGACAGCAAGAGATTGAAGCTAACAGAGTAGCTCGAGGAGGCTATAGTAAGGAAGCCGGTTTCCTAGATGCTCAAGGAGCTATGGCTCAACAACTTAGAACTGTATTAGAGAAGCTGGTGCCTACTATCACTCGTGCTGCAGAAGGGGCTGGTACTAGTCAGAACTCTATGCGAGCCTTACTGACGCAGGATGCCGCTAATCGAGCAGCTGAATCTTCTGCAGCTTTAGGTCTTAATGCAGCTACAGCTTATGGAGGTCTGCAAGCTCAGTTCGGCTCTATCTTAGAAAAGCTTACTCAGGGCGATGATCCCGCTACTAAAGCTTTACTGGATGCCTTGAATATTGCTAAAGGGGCTATGACTAATAGTCAGCAGCAAAGTCATACTACCTCGCAAGGTACTTCTAGTACTAATAGCACACAGCAATCTACTCAGAATCAAACTCAGAATCAAGTCAGAGGGCCTGTGAGTGTATCTGCTCCTGCTGAGCCTGGTATATACGGATTCAGTGTTACTCCTAATGAGCTTCAGAATGAGGGGCTCGCTTGGACTGATCCGTATAGTTTCTAATAGAGGATACTAGCATGGCTAATGAAATTACTGATTTTGATTCTTTCTTTAAATCACTAGCAGCTCCTTCTAATGATCTTCCGGAAGGTTTTGATACTCCTTCATCCGCTCCTACTTTAGCCACTCAGAAGAAAGTTGATGCTTTGCAGACTAAGTGGGGTAAACAAGGATTTAAGTTTGAGTTAGATGAAAAAGGGCAGATGGTTATTAGTAATACTCCAGAAACTAGACAAGCTCAAGCTCCTACTATTACTGCTCCCACAGAAGATCAACGTCTGGTAGGTAAAAATCTCCAAGCTCAGATTAATGCTATTCAAACAGAGGCTAGCCCAGAAGCCCGTCAACAGCTCTATCAGAATCTTCAAGTATCAGCAGCTTCTGAGAAAGCTAGATACTGGAATGAAGCTATGGCCCAAGCGGGAGTTAAACTTCAAGTTCCTCAATTAGAGGCAGCTTTAGCTCAGAATGAGGCTTTAGATAGACAAGATCCTCGTTGGGCAGAATTTCAGTCAGACTCTCCTATCACAGCTAAATTAAGAACCCAGCTTCAAGCTGCTAGAAGTCAGGTAGATAATGAGGCTAAGAATATGCTGGCAGGTAATGTAGGTCTAGCTGCTTTGACTACTCAGTTAGCTGCTATGAGCAAGCTTATGGAGCGCAAAGAGCGCCTAGGTGAGCAGCTAGATATTTGGAAAGAGCAGAAAGAATTTACTAAAGAACTTCAGGCAGAAGCAGAGAAAGAACGGCTTCTTGAGACAGTATCTCCTGAAATGATTGCTAGGGCAAGTATCCTGGATCCTTCTCTTAACGGTAAGCCTGCTGAAGTCATTGCTCGACATATAGTCAAGGGAGTGAAAGATAATGCTATGAAGGCAGTCCTAGCAGCTCCTGATGAAGCCCTATCTCTGCTTACTTTCGGAGAGGATAATAAGCATGCTGCTAAGGTTCTGATGAAGAAAGAAGAAGAAAGAACAGGTAGAACTTCTGCTGATGTAGCAGATCAGATGAAGGCTATCGGCAGAACTATGACAGACGAGAAGCAGCTTAGGAAAGATCTTAGCATCGTTTATAGAGGAGATAAGAAGGCTCAAGAGGAATATCTAGCTGCTGTAACTAGGGCTAAAGTAGGCGGTACTAAAGCTGACAAAGAGGCTGCTCATGGAGCTAGAGTACAGGTAGCTTTAGCAGTACAGGCTAGAATGGCTGAGGCTAGATTTACTAAAGACCTTCGTCAATGGAGAGGGTACGCTGATCCTATGATGCAGCCTGCTATTGAGAAATCAATGATTAATACAGGCAAGGCTGATCTTGAGAATGTCCTAGCTGCTTATATTGGAGATGCTACAGGCCAAGAACGCAGAGTCCTAGTAGACTCCTTTATTGCTGCTATGAAAGTATCAGGAGATGCTGGTCCAAGCAAGAGCTTGATAGCGCCTGTAGATACTCAACAGATAGCTACAGTAATTCAACGACTGGCAGTAGAGAAAAGCTTAGCCGGTCAACTAGGTTCTGATTTTAATAAGTGGCTTACAGGTTCATTAGATGAACGAGGATTAAAGAGTAGAATGATTCCTGCTCCGTATAATGTTCCTATTGAGGGCGCTACTGATGCTATCTCTGATTTCTTTGGAGTAAAGAATAATGGCGAATAACGAATCTCTGTATGATCCTTCAGTTAACCTAGACTACATGGATAGATACGATCAGCAATCTAATATCGTATCTGATTTAGCTGGTGGTACTGTAGCTTCTGTAGTTGATTTCGGAGCTTCTGTATGGAATTCGCTTCCAGGGACTGAGGAAGTAGATACTGCTGATTTGCTGTCTAGAGTATCCAGTAATGCCCTGCGAGTCTACGAAGAGCATCCTGATGCTGTGCAAGCTGCTTCTTTCATTGGAGGTATCTTTGCTCCTGCTGGTTTAGCTATGAAGGGCATGAACGCTCTTAGAGCTGGAACCAAAGGAGCTACTTGGTTCAATGATGCAGGTAAAGCAAGTAGACTTAAAGAGATGGATGAACTCTTTGCTAAGGGCGGTAAAGCTACTGCTGAATACAGAGCTGCTAGAAATGCTCATTTAGCTAAGACTGCTGCTAATCAAATGGTAGACTCTTTTGCTATTGAAGGAGCTATCATTGGTGCTATGAATGCTCACCCTTTCATGGAAGATTACATGAAAGACCCAGTATCTAACTTTTTGATTTGGGGTGCTGTGGGTGGAGTAATAGGAGGTGGTATAGGAGCTATCGGCGAGAATTATCTAATGAAGCAAGGAGCAGGTAATATTGCTGCCAAAGCTGTTAAGACTGTAGTAGATGATATTCGAGTAGTGCCTGAAGGGCTGCCGATGGTCAGTAAGCTACAAGTCCGTCAGCAGAATATCCAGAATTTGGAAGCCCTGCTCGGTCATGCTTCTGAAGTAGGCCCAAGAGCAGAACTCAATGAGCTTACTAAAGATGTCGCAGAGAAGATTCTGTTGAAAGAGAAAGCTAGGCAGGTAGAAGATTTCGAGAAGATGTCTTCTACTATGATTCAAGGCCTAGAGAAAGCTGATCAAGATCTAATCATGCAGAGATTGATAGACGATCCTAGGTTCGCGGGAGTCGATGCTATCAGCCTTTTAAGAATAGAAGAGAAGAATGTATCTCCTTTCCAAGCTGCTAAGGCTGCTTTAGCGGATACCTTCGACTTTCAGGCTGCGATGAATAAAAAGACTCAGACAGCCTTTCTTAAAGAGCAAGTCTTATTTACTGAATTTAATAAAGCAGGCTCAAGGGCTCATGCAGCTCATTATGCTAGGGCTAATGCTTTAGGTCTCAAAGAAGCCGATATTGGTAAGCTTGGTAAACAGTATACTAAAGTACCTCATACCGATGCTTCCTTGGAGCTAGCCTTCAAAGATACTGCCCATGTGGATAAGCTCTACTTAGATGCTCTTAAGCATGTGGATGAATTAGATGCTAAAGCTCTGGCTAAAGTAGTAGTTGATCCCGATGATATACCTACCTTACAGGCTCTCTTTGCTCGGATCCAAAAAGATCCTGAAGCTTTTGAGAAAGCTAAGATTATTCTTACTAAATCAGAGCCTAACTACGGAGCTATCGAGCAAGCAGTATTTAAGGCAGGAGGAGTCAGTGCGGATCATCTCACTAAGATAACCAAGATGACATCAGGAGATGACCGATATAATATCGTAGCTAGTCGCGGTCTTAGTGAGGATGCTAGGACTATGCTAGATGACTGGGTAGGCGGAAATCCTTCTGCTAAAGATGCCTTTAGAAGGGCCTTCGATGCCTTCTTTCGTGAAGCTAGTTTAAGTAAGAATAAGGGCATAGCAGAAGAAATATATAATTCTACTGGGTCTAGGGCCTTTAGGGAAGAATTAAGAAAGCTAGCAGATGCTGACGGTAATATATATCTTTATCGTGGTATTAGGGGACAAGCTAAAGGCCACTCTGCTGTAGAATCCTATACTCCTTCAGCCTCAGTAGCAGCATCTTTTGGAGGTAAGAAGCTATATAAAGTCCATGTAGATGATGTGATAGGCACAGTCAGAATTAGCCTCAGAGAATTTGAAGTGCTGGTAGGCTCCCCCGCCAGACAAGTAGAAGCTACCTTGCCTATCATGAATGAGGCAGGTAAAGTAGCATCTGTGACTAAGCTCTCTACTACGCACAAAGAGATCACTCCTATCGAACTCTCTGCTCATTTGATGGCAAAGAAAGAAGAAGCTATCCGGGCTTATGTAGCTCAGGGTATGCCTATGGAGACTATTGCTATTCGTACTAATACTCCTCTAGATGCGGTGCAGGCTTTTGTTCTGTCTAATGCAGATAGCTTAATGGATATAGAGAAATCTTGGATTAGCTACAATGAAGCTTCTAAGATTGCTGAATATCTTTCACCTCAACTTCAGCCTTTGGTATTGAAAGCTAATATCAATAAGGTGCCCTACGCTACTCTTTCAGCTAATCTGGATGCTAGGGCTACAATGAATATCAATCAGCAGATCATTGAAGCTTTTACTCTAGGCTCTCAATCTCAGACTGCTAGAGAGTTTGGAGCTGCTGTATTTGGTGAATGGCGCTATGCTTTGGATATCCTAAGATCAGAAGTGTCCAATGCTGTAAATCAGAAGGCAGGTAATAAGTTCTTTACTTCTACTGATTTCTTTGTCCGAGACATGGGAGACTTTGGTCAGATAGCTAATGTGGTAGGCAAGAAGATTCAGCATATTGCGAACCAAGCCGAGAAAAGATTGATTCAGCCTCTGACTGAACATATGAATAAGATTGCCCCTAATGAGCTTTCTAGGGTAGAGATCAATACAGCTTTGAAGCTTAATGCAGAATTGACTGGCCCCCGGGCTTATAAGGATCGTCAGTTCTGGCAGATGGAAGAAGTTATTAGAGATGGCAAGAAGGTACAAGAAGCTGTACCTGTGAGATTCCAAGGCAAGGAATTTAAGGTAGTCTTAGATGATGTAGATGCTTTGCTGCAAGAGCTTGATAAATCAGGCAGAGAGCTTTATAACCTTAAGAATACTATTAACGAGATTCTTGGTAAACCTAATGTCAATGACCTAGGTTTCTGGGTTCCGGCCTTCAATCCTACTGGCAAGCATATTTCTTATGTCTGGAATAAGCTAGATGATTCTACTCAGATTCTTTGGGGAAATACAGCAGAAGAATTGGCTACAGCAGAGAAAGCTTATGGCGCAGCCTTTGCTGATAAAATCGCTAGGAAAGAAATTCTGATTGTTACTAAGTCGGATCAAGAGCTACATAATAAACTTAATGGGCGGCTTGATCCTCTTACTATGGCAATTGCGAACGTAGAAAGAATGCATACAGGAGCATCTAGCCCAGCTATCGTAAAAGCTAATGTAGACATCTTCGGAGAGATCGCAGGAGGTTATCAGCATTACATTAACTCTCATGTGCGCTCTTTGGCTGAACTCTCGATGCACGATATTACTGATATCCTAGATAAGATGTCAGCAGTTAATAAGCATTACTTTGAGAATCAGCCTTTGTCTATTGTAGGTAAGCTTACCCATAAGCCAGAAGATGCGGCCCGAGTAATGAAGAATACCTTAATAGGTAATTCTAATCTGACTGAGTATACTAATTGGAAGCAGGTTAATCAATCCTTTGAAACAGGAATGAACTGGGCTATAGGTAAGATGCAGGCTGCTTGGAAGGAAGCTACTAAGCTAGTCAAGAAGCCTGATGATTTATCTAAGCTTGATTATGAAAAGCTGGCTAAAGAACTAGATGCTGCCGGCATTCATAATCCCTGGGCCGTATTCGATCAAGAGGCAGCTAATCTGTTCAAGGTAGCTAAGTTAACAGAAGCCACCAATGTATCACCTAGGATGATCTATACCTCTAATGCACTAGCTGCTACAGTAGCTTTGAGGTTTGGTGAATTAGCCCAGCCTATAGTTAATGCTATAAGCCTGCCTATCCTTACTACCTCTGCTATTGTAAATAGGATGCCTAGTACTTTCATGGGAGTGCAGAAAGGTACAGCTAAGTTTAATCCTGTGCAGGTTATGTATGAAGGTGCTAGAGCTTCTAACTCTCAGCATTGGAAAAAGTTAGATGATCTCTGGGCTAAGGAAGGATACTATGAGCCCTTCGTATCAGAAGCTACTGCTGTAATGAGACAATCTAGAAGCTTTGAACCCGGCTCCTTAGCTAAAGTAGAGAAAGCCCTTGATTCTAATCTAGTTCAATGGATGTCCTGGACTGCGGATAAATCAGAATCTATGGTACGTCGCCAGGCTATGTTCACTGGTGGAGTTCTTGCTAAAAGACTCTATCCGGAGCTAGATGATGTAGGAGTTACTATCTTTGCCAGAGACTTCATGGATAAAGCTATTGGTAACTATCATGCTTCTCAGCGTCCTGTATTCTTCCAAGGTACTTTAGGTACTGCGATGGGCTTGTTCCAGACTTATATGCTCACTATGGGACAGAGTATGTACCGTCATCTGGAATTAAAGAATTATAAAGCTTTGGGTAAGATGATGCTAGCTCAGTCTAGTATCTTCGGAGCAGGCTCTCTGCCGGGATTTAGTATTGTATCTAAGACAATAGGAGAGCATTTCTCCGATGATAATGTGGATTTGACTACAGGAACTTTTCGGGCTTTAGGGGATAAGACAGCTAGCCTAGTTCTCTACGGTCTACCTTCTAATCTCGGGCCGGCATTCTATTCCCGAGGCGAGATTGCTCCTAGAGTTCCTAGCGGGTTGACTGGTCTGCCTACTGTATCTATGGTAGGTCAGACTTTGCAATCAGCTTTGCAGCTTACTCAAGCCCTCAGTAAGGACTATCCCGATGTATCCCGAGCCTTTGGGGAAGCTCTTTCTATGCAGTCTATGAGCAGACCTCTAGCTCGTGGAGCAGAATTGCTTACTGGCTATAGTGTAACTAGGCAAGGAAATACTATAGCCAGTCCTGATGAAGTCTGGACAACTACTGGAATTATGGCAAGGATTCTAGGCACTAGGCCGCTAGAAGAAGCTAAGTTGCGGGAGGCGATTCATCTTAATCATTATTACTCAGCTTTGGATCATGATGCTAGACAGAAGGTGACAGAAGAACTTAAGATAGCTATTAGGAATAATGAGCTGACAGATAGTAAATTAAGCAGACTGGCTGAGGAGTATATGAGGACTGGAACGCCTCAAGGATGGAGAGCAGCTTTGAATACTGCTATAGGACAATCTAATGTTTCTGGTAAGTATGCTTTAATGAAGAAGCTCCGTCCAGATGATCCTCTGAACTTTATGATAGATCAGATGGACGGAGAGTGAGAAGAGTAAAGACTAAGATTCTACATGAATGCTATCTACTAATTCAGCTATCTTTAGATTGATAGCTTTAATAGGTTTCATATAATCACCGTCTTCATAAGAGGTTACTCTATCCAGCATACGAGACTTTGAGACTTCTGTAATATTAATAAGGACATTATTCAAAGAATGAATGGCTTCAATTGTTTCTTTTGTGTTCATTATAAATCTCCTTTCAGCTTTCTAAGTTCATAGTTATCTGGCAAGACTTCTTCCAGACAGAATACTTCTTCATAGGCTTTATTAATCGCTAAAGGATCTAAAGCTACCTCTGCAAAAGTTACTGTCTTTCGTATCTCTCCTTCTATCCAAATCTCTGCTGAATCTGTGATTGAGTTATGCCTTAAACCAGTGAATCTAGCTTTCTTCAGTTCAGAAGAATCCATGAAGTCATAATGATTAGGACGTTTAAAGTCCTCCATAGTTCCTTCTGGAATTACGATCTTAGATTTATCTACAGGTCTATTCTTGGCATCAGTCATTAGCTGATCTCCAAGGGGAGAGTCCAAAGAGCTTTGCTGTATTAAAATCATAGATAAGCGGAACTCCTCCCACAGATATCTTAATAGAAGCAATATTAGGCCCATAAGGTAATTTCCCTGTACGGAATACTTCTACGATATCAGTTTTAGAAATACCTATATCATACCACTTACCTCCCTCCTCAAATGTAACTTCGTAATAGAAGTACCAAGGCCGTACTTTATATGAACGAAAGGGTACCTTTGTATTCTCTTTGTCAGCTTCCATTTGACCACCCATAATCTTTCTTCTCGCCTTCTTCCCTATCAAGAAAGTTATAGCGAATAAGGTTCTCGTTAATAGGCAAGTAGATTTCCGAGACAGCTTGTCCTTCCCATTCTCCTGTCCTGAGAAGTTCTACAAGGTCATCCCCACTAAGAAGAAAAGCACTATGCTCTCCTTCATCAAAGAACTTAACAATGTATTCATCAAGTTCATTGCTGCTAGTTACTGATTGCTTAGCCATTATAATTTCTCCTCGGCTGTTAGCCACGACTCCATGATTAAATGATCTTTCCACTTTACTGATTCTTCATGTAAGGGTAGAAAGCCTTGTTTGCCACTAATACTTACCGCTTGAATCTTACCTGCTAATTGAAGGTTCTTCATTACTTCTGCCAACTCTGTTACTTTTGCTAGATCATTTGCTACTTTCTTCCAAAGCTGATTTAAAGTCATTGGATGATGAGAATCATTTAAGACTGCTAGGATAGTATTTGATATATCTGAATACTTGGATTTACCATACTCTCCTAGAGCCTTCGGCATCTTAGTCTCCGTATAATGCAATAAGGTATTAGCCTTTAGAACGTGATCCTCTTTGATCATTAGACTCATATCTGAGGCTGCTATAATCATAGAGAGCTTAAGCAAGTGGGTGAAGCGCCTAGTACTATAATGCTTAAATCTATGGTCATCTATCCCTTTGAATTGGCCGTAAATCTCAGTGAATAGAGGATCTAATCCAGGCGCTATCTGTGCTTCTCCTCTTACATGCTTCTTTATAGATTTCAATCTTTCTGCTAAAGTAGCTTTAACTAAAGCATCAGGCTGAGGTGGGAAGGTTACTTTTCTTCCTGTAGTCTCTCCATGCACAAAAATTAGTCTAGATAAAAAGCCGTTACCGATAGCTTCGGGTGGAAAGGCTAGACTGAATCCTTGCGCTGTATTACCTGATATTATATTCACAGTAGGCTGATGAACTAAGACTGATTTACCATGTATCTTAGGATGTTTATATTCCGAGGGATTATCCCAGAGCTTAGTTAAGCAAGTGATAAAATCCATATTATTATTACCTACGAAATCAGTGAATTCTTCTGCGACTACAAAGATTTCAGCGGGTTCATCTAAGGTCAGAATATCTAAATTCTCCTCGTCTAAAGCTCCTTCATCTACTTGCTTCATGTCTATCAAGAAGCGTTCTTTACTGGTTCTATCTGCCGCAAAACGATTATAGCCTGCCGCCTTGAGGAGCTTGACTCCAGTGTTGATAGCAGTAGACTTTCTAGAGCCAGGAGAACCCATAAACATGATATACTGATTAGGATATATCTCACTATGTCCAAAGGGAAAGTGGAATTGCCGTCCCAGTAAAGCTCCTATTATAGCCACGGAAGTCCATCGATGGAAGATAGTAGGAGCTTCTCCTATACCTACTCCTGCATATTCAAAGTAAAGCTCGAAATAATCTTCCACCCTTAGACTCCTGTGGGTTTAATCATATCCTTCCAATTAGGCCCCACCTTAGCATCTACGGGAATTCTTAATTCTCTCCCATGTACTATGACAGGATTCTGCATAAGCTCTTTCATCTTTGGTAGATAGTATTCGCGTTTATCTTTAGGATATTGAGCTAGAATCGAGTCATGTACTTGAGCTTTTAATCTGTATTCACCAGCAGAAGGAAGAACTAATCCTTTATAAACTCTCCATAGTCCCCTATTTACTATAGCTACAGAAAGGTTCTGAGGTTGATGCGCTACAGCTCCTCGAAGGAGAGAGTGATTCTTCTTGATATCTCCGAAGAAAACTCTAGTATGTCCTAGAGGACTAACCAGCCGCCCTGTGGTTAAAACTTCATTATAGATTTCTTTATACCATTCACGAACCCTAGGAAAAGGTATATGATAAGCATCCAGCAATTCTTTAGCGAATACTTTAATAGTCTTTTCCTCAGGATGATTCTTAGTCGGTATAGGTACAAGTTTATATCCCAGAGTAGAAGCAGTCTCATGTAGAATTCTTACTCCGATATTCTCAATGAATGTCCCGGCTCCCATCATATAGTTAGTACCATGCACAATCTTCTTAAGAACCTTATTCCGGAAAAAGTCTGATACTTCTTCATAAGGAATACGAAAGAATAGAGTACCTAGTTGTTTGTAGAAGTCGTGCGTAGCGGATTCCAAGGCCGCGATAAGAGCTTCTTCTTGGCTACAATATGCGGTACATCTGGCCTCACTTTGACTATTATCAATCTCAACCAACTCGTAGCCTTCATCAGCCACCAACATAGGTTTAGCATACCTCGGGATATTCTGAACCTGCGTTCCGACCCAAAGAGAAGAAGCTCTACAAGCCATTCTGTCAGTCTCTGTTCCAAATGGATCAAGAGAATATAGCAATCTACTGTTAAGTTGCTGAAAGTCATAGTAAGTTCCTATAGCTTTTTGAGCGCCTCGGTAGGTTAAAATCTGGTCAGTCAATCTAGCCAGTAAAGGGTGCTGCTCTGCTACTGCATTGAGATTCTTCTCGTCAGTACAAGATTTAGATTTACCTATCTTTGGACGTTTAGCTCCGAATACTCTATAGATATACTTCTCTACTTGCTTCCATGAGCCAGGATTAAAGTTAGGATCAGCGAACATTGTTTGAAGTAAAGCTAGACTAGATTCAAGCTCTACCTGACTAGAGGCTCGAAGGGTTTTCCGCTTCTGATTATCTATCTTGATTCCTTCAAAAGCGCAATAGATAGCAGGATAGACAAACTTAAATTGCTCTCTGTAGTTAGCTCTAGCATAAGCAGGCATAGTCATAACCTGACTTATAGCTATTCTCATTGTATTCCAAGAATCCTTCGCATTGTACGCCCAATACTTCTTAATATCTTTACCAGCTTTCGCCGCATCTGCATCATCCTTCCAATAGATATAATCATATAAGTGATAAGAGGCTATGAAATCTAGGGTCTGGGGTAGCTCAGCGTAAGTACAATGAGCAAGGCCCATTGTATCCAGAACCCAATTCCTAGGTTCTGCGTGATAACGTATAGAATGAATAGAGTCATAGGTTCCATTCTGCATTACCTTAGGTTGAGGTAAGCTATTGATAGTCTGCATGAATCGAATGGCTTGAGCATACTCAGAAGCTGTCAGCCAGTGATCTTCTCTGAAAGATACAAAAGGAAGCACAAAGGTAGATAGACTATGATCTTGATTTAAGCAAGTCCAAGCTACGCAAGTTATGATAGAGTCCCCGCCTTTGATTATAAGATCGAGATCAGTTTCTTTAGGTGAAGGCTGATTGAGAATATCTGTTTCGATATCATAAGAGATAAGCAAGGATTTATTTAATGTCTGATGAACTTTCTCAAACTTATCTACTGAATCAAGGACAGTGAAATCAAAGGGCTGAGGAGCCTTATGAATATGCTTGAACTTAGATAAGTCTTGCTCTAAGAGCCATTTGCCATAAGAGACAGTATGAACATGGTCTAGTCTATTACAGACTATCGCAGGTATAGAGAAATTAAGTCTTGACCCTCTATACTTATCTAAGGAGGGCTTAGTTCCTGGAGCTATATTCCGTAAGGTGTATTCATTACAAAGCAAGATAGCCTCACACTTAGCTCCTTTAGCTTTATGCAGAAGCTCTCCTATCTGTAACTCTTGAGAAGTAGAGACAGCTTGAATCCCGGCCTGCTTAAGATAATAAGCGAGCACAGGAAGATAGTCTTTATCTTGAGGCTGGTAATTAACTAGGATTTTCATTAGCAGATACCAAGTGATGCGGGTTAATGTTTATACCCTAGCCCTCGATGAAGAAGGCTAGGGTGAAACACTAAGGAAGATAGCTAGAGACTTAAGATTGGTCAGAACCCGGCTTCTCTTGCTTCTTCCTTTTACCCTCTATCCACCAGCCCTGCTTTCTAGTCTTATTGAAGTTAGACAGATTGAAAGGCTGCTGGTGAGGATAGCGGCTACGCTCCTGATTCTGAGCCATAGCTTAAGCCGCCTTGGGCGGGACTACACGAACTTGAGCATTCTCATAATCCACTCCATTCTTACTGGATTTGCGGATAGTGATCTTAGCATCAAATTCTGCTCCTGCCAAGCTAGCAAAGACTTCACGAATAGCTACGCCATTCAGATCAGTCACATTAAGAATAGCCTTAGCCTTAGCTTTGAAGTAGCTAAGACCATCCTCAGTTGCTTGGAAAGTCTCCGAGAACATAGAGCCGTCCGGCACAGGAGCGTCTGTTTCAGCGATCTGGACAGTATTCACAACGGAATACATCATCTTGATACGCGAACCATAAACTCCTTCTTTGTTCATATAGTGATCTACCGCAGCAGACTTAACTGCCAGACGATAAAGACCAGCCGGAGGATTCATAAACTCAGGAGCTTCTGGGATTGCGTCGAGTGTATCATCCATCATTGCGTCAAGATCAAGGATAGTCTGTTCAGCCATTTTATGATACCTTTCAGATTAAATTAAATGGATACTGCGTACCTGCATTACTTAGATGCTTCTACTGCTTTAAGAATACCGCCTTCTACAAGAATATCCCTCATAGATGGATTGGCACTCTTTTCTAGGAGAGCATTGACCCTAGAGCCTGTAAGAGTATCTCCTTTATACGTCGAAGAGGATCCTCCTGCATGCTTTCCTAGCTTCATATGAAGATAAGCGACAGTACCGAAATACTTAGCTACCTTCATACAGAAGTTCTTAGTTCCCATTAGCGGGAAAATCTTATCTCGCTTAACCCCATTGACTTCTTCTTCTACTACAATCTCATGAGTTAAGACTACGAAATTCGTAAAGTAAGCTTGCTGAATAGTAGATAGTAAATCACCCAGCCACTTGCCTTGGAAGGCATACTCATCCCAGCCTGCTTTATAGTCTAATGGCTTACCTTTACAAGCTCCATTCAAAGCGGAGTCTCCTAGCTGCGAGCCGGAGTCGATGACTACTAGGTCATCATGAGTAAGCTGTGCAAGACAGAAGGAGATAGAAGGAGCCTTAGCATTCTTGCATTCTACACAAGCCACCTTACCATGCGCTTCGCAAATATCTATCGGAGTCTTAGAGGAAAAAGCCTTAAGCATAGTCTCGATAGCTATAGGATTCTCTCTGGTGTCCGGGAGCCTAATGAGTTCTATCTTAGCTAACTCAGCTTGGCTTAAGCCCATATGAAGCAAGGTCTCAGCACCATTCTCTAGATCAAACCAGAAGATTCTCTTGATCTCTGGTATCTGAGCAGCAGTACCTGCTAGCTTAGTCTTGCCTGTTTTAGGAGAGCCGTAGATTAAGATAGAATGATTTTTAGTCTGTTCTTTCTTTACTGCGTCAGCGAGTTCTGATAATTTCATTTTGAGAGTTCCTCGTATAGTTCATCTGTAGCTAAAGAGGCTAGATCTTCATCCAATTCCTTAGCTTTCATTCTAATTTCTTGCTTATATTTAACTGCCCTTTGAAGGATTATGAGGGCAGCCAAGGCTTCAGAATACACATACCGTAAGCTCTTTGCAGCTACTGTATCTCTGAGATGTCTTATATTCTCTATACTTGAAGTTATTTGCATAAGTTGATAATTTTCTTGCCAGGCTATATATTGGGCGTCTGTCAACTCTTTGCTCCTTAATCCTCTTTGGGCTCTTGTAGATTTCATTTTAAATCTCCTAACCAATTGGATATATCAGCATCTTTCTTAATCTTACATTTATGGACTTCATTAGTCTTAATACTAACTAATATCCATTTACCGTTAGTCTCTTGCTCCCAATAGAGTCCCCCAGCCCTGCATCTTTTACAAATAACAGGCTTAGGATTATCTTCATCCTGTAAATCTTCGTAAGAATCAAATAGAGGATCTTTAGGATCTGATGCTGACATGATAGCCTCCTTCTACTTTAATCATTTTAGATAAAGCTCCATCATAGAATCAATCCAAGCCCGGCTTTCGGGAGATAGAATCTTACGCTGAGTAAGATCCATTGCATGTTCCTTAGTATATCTACCCATGATTCTGTTGCTTGCTATGAGCCGTGCTAATTTCTCACGATACCTTGCTTGAATATTAGCTGCCCTAGTCTGTGCTTGAGTCATCTTTAAGCTTCTCCTACCCTAGCAATATGATCTCTCATTAATTCTCCTAGATCATAGGTGAATGAGTAATCTACTAAATCAGGTTCAGGCTCTTTAGGTCTGTCCATAGCATGAAGCTGGCAAGTACCAAAATACATGCAAGGTCTATTAAATGCTACACAGGAATTTCCTCTCATAGGGTAGATATTAAGTTCTTTCATTTCTTCTAAATGCTTAACATCTAAACCCAGAGTAATGAACCAATGGAGCCTATCTGTGATAGTCTTATCATAGAACAAAGTATGTATTTTAGGCTGATAGTCTTTACCCACCTGAGCTACGAAATAAAGAACTCCGTAGCTGGATAGAGCCTGCCCTGTAATTCTATCTAGTACGATAGAATATCCTAGAGCCTGCCCTGAATTCTTATATAAAGGATCAAGGTCTGTGAGATTAGAGCCAGTATGCTTACACTCGAATACTACATGGATACCGGAATAACGATGCTTTAAGATAGCATCTATATGCCCTACAAAATAATAGTCAGCATTGATATTCAGTCGGAAAGATAATTCCACAGCAGGCTTAGAATTAAAGCTGACTAGCTCGTAGTCATCCAGCAGGGAGTCTAAATGAGCGAAGGAGGCCATCAAAGCCGCCAAACATTTAGTAAGTGATTTAGTTTTATACTCTAGTTCAGGGTAGTAAGCTAGCCAACAAGCCAGTAATGCTCTGTCCTGATCTTGATAGGTCAGATAGGAGGCCACTCCTACTCCATAAGCAGTACCGAAAGTAAGATGCGCTGATTCCTCTTTATCATCATCCCCTGCTAGAAGTTTACGAAGTTGTAGCTTCCGTTCACAGGAATGAAGTAATAGAAGGGTAGAGTGAGATAGCCGGAGAGGCTTAAGCATTAAATTAGATCCCCAGGCCAAGGGGACTGCTCCATCATAAGCTCATCTCCATAGACTTCTTCTAGGATGGAAGTGATAGCTTCTTCACCCATCCAGAATTCTTCTACTATAGTGGAGCCGTCCTCGAATTTCTCTTTCATAGCATCTATATTAGGTGCTAAGACAAGAGTGTAGAAATCCTGTGGATAGCCTTCGGTCTTTGATCTAACTAGATATAGCATGATGGAGAGGCTCCTTTAATTGCAGGTATGAAGGTTATTTAATATTCTTTTAAGAGAAGCTTTAGCCCTTTTAGCTTCTTTTTCAACGTCTAATCTATCATCATAAGCTAAGAGACTTTCTTTATGAGAATCTCCTACTTCCGCTCTAACATGACGATTGATAGCTCGCTGCAATTGAGTTCTTTGTTTAGTATTTAGCATGATAGATAAGCTCCTTTATAAATAGAAGATTAGACAGCATTTGGTACCTGAGGCCGGACTTGAACCGGCATAGCCACTTAAGGCTGAGGGATTTTAAGTCCCTTGTGTCTACCAATTTCACCACCCAGGCTTTCTACAACTTACGATTTAAAGCTTATAGATTACAGATTATTCCATAAGGCACTATAGGATAATGCCTTACAGGCTAATCTTTTCTAAGCTCTATCTGCTTAGCACTGCTCTCCAGTACGAGCGCAGATAAAGGGATCTTTGGCTACACGACTAGCCGACTTAGTGCCTTGCACATTAGCTGGCATAGCTTCGCCAGTAGCACTTACTTTAGCAGGCTTAGCGCAAGCAGGAGTAACAGAAGCTACTTCAGCATTCAGACAAAGCAAAGCAACAGCAGCTCCAGTCTGTCCAAGATCACGAAGCGCACGACTATAGGCACGACGATTACACTCTACCGATTCAATGGTAGAACCTCCCCCAATAGAAAAGAAACCTGTGCCAACAGAAGCAGAAGCCGAGCCAAGGCAGTTATCAGTACCTACTGAAGTAAGTGCGATATTAGGAGCTGAGGCCGCCGGTCGATTCGATTCATGATTGATAGAGACAGATTGCGAATTACCCTGAGACAGCTTATTACCACCTGAATTAGAAACAGCCATAGCACCAGCAGCAGCACCTGCAATAGAGGTACTAGAGCTATGATTAGAATTCAGATTCAGGTTAGTATTGCGATTATCATTCTCGTTGCGATTAGAGGATGACTGAGATTGATTTTGACTCTGTTGCTGGCTTTGGCTTTGATCTCCCCCACTATTATTGGAGTTAGAATTACCGCCAGCATAAGCAGATAGAGAGAAAGCACAAGCCATTACTGCGAGAATAAGATTCTTCTTCATGATTGATACTCCTTAGATAGATAAAAGCCAGGAGAGCCGTCCTAGCAGCGGTACTGCATTATTCTTCTACATCAGATTTCTTAGGCTGCACTGTCCAAGACTTGATTCCTACTAGCATACTAATAGTTTTCAAGCAATCTTGTCTATCCTCATAGCCTTCTGACTGTGCTACAATCTTATGATTCTTGGCTTTAAGATGGAAGTACCACTTAGAATTGCGAGTGGATTGCCAGTATTCGATCTTCATGATTTAATCTCCTTAGCATAGTCCATAAGTAGATCGGCTAATTCTATTAGCCATGTAGGAGGTACAGCCTCATCAGCTTGGATATAACGACTTACAGCTTCTGCGATTTCCTTTATCCTCTCATTACGAGCGTCCTGCCTAGAACGTAGACCGACAGGAGTAAGCCGATTAATAGGAGTAGGATGATCTGAAATAGAAAGAGCTAAGGCCTTCTTAATTTGTAGTAGATATTCAGGTTGTTGACATAGGTATTTAAGATCGTCTGCATCAAGTAGTACATTATTGGGGCGAAGTCCTGCTTTATGTAGTCCTACTATCTGACTGCCGCATCTTTGATAATGAGCATGTCTCGCAAGACCTGTTATAGGTTCTATCCATTGGAATAGCATTTTTTATCTCCTTTACAATTCATCAAAAGCTGCTTGAAGTTCATCCCCTGTAAGCTGTTTAGACTTAGTTTTTCTTTCTTTAGGAGCAGAAGCCGCAGCGATAGCTTCACCTACAATTCTTCGTAGATTCTCTACCATCAGACCTATATCCTCTGGCAGCATAAGTTCTACTGCTGCAGGATTAGCCAGTAAAGCTACCTTAAGCTGATTCATCTCTGTTTTTAGATCAGCTTCTGGTACTTCAGATAGATGACGGATTTTAGTAAGAAGCTCGGAATGCTCTTGAGAAATAGATGAAGGGGTGGAAGTTACCTCAGTAGTAAGGGACTGACCCACAGTAGAAGTTGAGGGAGAAGAACTTTCTACTGAAGTCTCTGAGGTAGCTTCCGAAACTGGTTGAGTAGGTACAGGCGATTGCTTCTTAGCTTTAGCAGCTAGTATATCTTGTAGAGAGGCCATGATTTAATCCTTTAAGGATGCAGGGTATTATAAAGCTGCTCAAGCGCAGTTACTTCTGCAAAAGATAGAGTCTGTTCAGCTTTAATCTTATCTTGCATTCCTAGAATAAAATAAGAGTCTATCGTATGCACTTTATTCTCCTTGACCTTTTCTACTAACTGTTCTAGCTTACGATCAATTGAGGTAGGTTGATATGACATAGGTTAAAATTCCTTATCTGGAGTAGAGATACTGAGAACTCTAATACTGGTTCGCTTGGCTAGAGTAATCTGCACATCAACAGAATCTTTGCCAGCGGAGCCGGGCGAGGTAGTCTGATAAGAGAGCGAAGAAGGATCAGGCTGTAAGCCTTGCTCTTTAATCTTTGCATTCTGTTTAGCTTTTACAGAGGCTAAACCTTTACGCAAAGTAGCTTCTTGCTCTAAAGGGATAGTTAGAATAAGCTCTCCATGTTCCTGAAGCTTATTGTAGATGTCAGATAGAGAAAGCTCTGTATCTGCTTCATCATCCAAAGATTCGATATTATTAGACATGATGCTAGTACCGTGAGAGAAAAACATTATTTAATAGAAGGTAGTATAACAAAAATTCCGCGATTTGTCAATCAAAAATTTTTCTTGTTTAAAGAATCAAAGAAGTCTATTATATCTATCTCATGTACATTAAGTAGAATAGACAACCTCTGAAGTTCATAGTTGATCTTATACCAAGGACAAGGCGGCCCATTGGTTAGTCTTTCCTGTGTATAGGCATGATAGACAGGTAATCCTAGCCAGTCTATCAGAAGCCTCACTCCTTCCATATAGTCTAAATACAGACTATGAGGAGAGGAGCGGGCTTGATGATATAGGGCTAGGATTAGACAAATCTTAGAGTTCAAGAGAGGGATCATCCATATCTTCTGCTATGCAAGCCAGTAATTCTAGAATCATGAAACGGATTTCTTGTAGTTCTGCAGAGGATAACACAGGAGCTAATAAATCCATTGTCCACGGATACTCATCCTTAAGTAGACTTTCAGGTTTAATATACTCGTCTAATAAAGTAATAGCTTTATTTTTTAATTCAACGGTTTCTGTTAAATGGAGATGAGCGAGGAAAATAGCTGTACAAGAATATTTCACCTTACGCACAGCTCCAGGAGATGAATATATTAGACCTGAAGACATATATTCATCATAAGCAAGATAATTTTGTGCTTCTCTGTATAACCTGCTTAACCTATTCTCAAATTTATTCATAATTAATTCTCCTCTACTCTAATAGTAGCTACTTTAGGCCAGATCAATTCTTCTCCGGGTATAAAATAGCAAGTACCTTTTATCACATTAGCTATCAATACTTGTCCCCTATCTATACTATCCACCACTAGGGAGGAATTAAGGATATAAGAAGTAGGCTTAAGTCGAATGCATAGACCTTCTGTATTATTACGAAGGAAAGCATCACCTGCTGCTAGGCTTCTGACTGGGATAGCTTCCTCTACAATCCTAGGTGCAAAGGTAACTCGCATTTTATTTAATCTCCTTTAGTGGTGAAAGAATATCAGTATTAGCACTGATAGAAGGATGGGTGTCATCCTGCTTAAGATAAACAGTCCAAGGTTCATCGTCTATCCCTGTATATACAGCTTCACAGAAGAAATACTTACCTTGAAGATTCCAATAGCCTCTTTTTATTAGACATATCTCCATTAGATGCTCTAACTCAGATACTCTAGTCTTGAGCCTATCTTTCTCGATGGCCGCCCCTGCTAAAGAGGCTCCTAGAGTAATAGATAATAGAGCGGTGCAGAAGATAAAGACGAAGCCTGTGAGAGGTTTAAAAGGTATATAATTTAGCTGTGTCATCTATGTACTCTTATCCAAGGACGCCCACATTTATCACAAGAGAGCCAAGGATAAAATACTGTTTTAGTATTTACTCCCTTATCTGTGAATTGATAAAAGTATCGAAGTTGATAGGTAGAAGAAGTAGCCTTGCAAGAACAGTTTTTCTCCCATTCCTCTGTTATTACCCTATCTGTAGTATCTGATTTACCCACAGAGTCTGTCATTTATCTGCTCCTCCAGCTAGAAACCAGCCTATCATGATACAAGATAAGCAAATCAGTAGAAAATCTATAGTAGGCAAGGTGATGATAGCCTCTAGATAAGAGAAATTAGTCTGCATTGAGTTCTCCTTTCTTTGTTTACTTAGTAGCTCTAATCATCCCTAAAGGATCAATGATACCTGAGTTAAAGTATTCAATCTTTTCCTCTAAGGAATTCCCTTTGATTCTTTGAGTCTTGATAGCTTTACTGATTACAGGGTCTTTAGCAAAAAGAATAACTTCTTCTCTAGCCCTAGTAACTGCTGTGTAGAAAAGCTCTCTAAAGAGCAGTACAGAATGATCTTTGTGGGCTATAATATAGACCTTGCGCCATTCGCAGCCTTGCGCTTTATGAACAGTCAATACATAGCCTAGACTAAAGACCTGTGGGGCAAATTGTCCGGCGCTAGATAAAGATACTACCTCTCCTGTTTCTAAGGTGACATCTACTACATGAGAGGCTTGCTGCTTACGCTCTATATCTTCATCTTCATCCAGACTGAAATTAGAGTAATTCAAGATAACAGAATCTAAATCTACATCTTCTCCATCTTGATCTTGATTATCTCCATTCTTGCCAATTATTCTAACACCGAAACGGCTAAGATCAGTTCCTTGTATCTGTGGGGGAGTACCATGATATTGATAATTAACACTAATCTTAGATATTATACCATCCTGCTTATTGAACATCACCTTATCACCTACGGCCAGATAGAGCTTAGTAAAGCCTGCTTGAATCTCATGGACTACTGCATTCCTCTTCTCTCCTAGGAATTGAGCTATCCATTTATTCATATTATCTGTGCCTAAATCTTGCTTATTGAAAGGAGACAGAATAATATCCTGTTCAGGATCATAAGAGCCATTAGCTTCCCATGCTTTAAACATAGAGCCTAATGCTTGAGCCATCTTATGTTGACCTACCTGTATCTTAGACTTGCCTCGGATGATACTAAATCCTTTGGCCGGATCTTCGATCAAGTCTTGCCCTGCTAGGATTCTATGAGCATTCTCAAGCACTAGACTATCTGCTTCTTGCCTATATACATGAGTAAGCTCAATGACTGGAAGCTGCACTAGAGCATAATTTAGAATAGATGATCCAAATACAGGCGGAAGCTGATTGATATCTCCTATGAAGATAATCTGTACTCCCGGCATTAGGGCATCATAAAGCTTATCCCAGAGATCAAGTCCTAGCATAGAAGCCTCCTCTATCACTAGATGGGTGATAGTTAGGGGATTCTTAGAGTCTCGCTTAGGTACAAACCTAAACTTCTCTTTTTCTTCTACATCATCCCAATAGGTTTCAGGTTCGTATTCTAAGAGATTATGAATAGTCATCACATTGAATCTTAGGGCTTCTTCGAGTCTAGGATTCTTATGGATAGCTCTCTGGAGATTAGCAGTAGCCCGTCTAGTATAGGCTACAAAAGCTATAGAAGGAGCAGTCACTCTTTCTCTTTGTCCTTGGACTTTAAAAACTGCGGTCTGTAACTTGCCTTGCTCTAGCAAGCTCTCAGCTACTGCTCTTTGTGCTGTAGTCTTTCCTGTACCTGCTGCTCCTATCAGACAGAAGGATTTATCAGCAAAAGCATATTCTTTAGCCAGAAGCTGCTTTTCGTTAAGCTGAATAGATAAGCTGAAAGCTCCTTCATAATGAGCCTCTGGGGTAGGCTCAGAAGCTATCTCAGGCGGAAGTCGATCTTCAGAAGGCTCAGCTACTAAAGCTGTTGCTTCTTTAGCCTCCTTAGCTTCTTTAGCTAATCTTAGTTTTTCAGCTAAGGATAGCTTAAGAGGGGCAGAGCTGGCAATAGACTCTATCTTAGGTGGCTCTATCTTAGGTGGTTGCTGCGCTGCCTTCTTAGCAGCTAATATATCTTGTAATGAACTCATGCTTTATTTACTCCTAATGTCCTAATGTCTTTTCATTATAAAAGGATTGCCTGTCTCATTAACCTTGATATGCTGATCTATCTTATCTTGACCTCCAGCACGCATCAAGGCTATCAAAGATTCTAGCATCTGTACTATAGATCCTACCGGAGAGCCATCAGCCCGATAGTAATTAGCATAAGGTACATCTGCTATACTTATCTCTATATAAACTGGTGCAAGTACAGGCTTATCTGGCTCTCCTTCCGGAGCAAAAGGACATTCTTCTAGGCTTTTCTTCTGGTTCATTTAGACTGCTCCTTTCATATCTTTGTATAGCCGACAGACCACAGCATTGCCCCATTCATAAACTTGAAAGGAACAAATAGCCTTAACAGGCCAGAGGGATTCTAGAACTGCACGCCTAAGATCAGGATTAGCATAGAGTATCCATTCAGTGCCGTCCTCTAAGCTAATATAACCATTGATAATATCTTCTTCTGTGATCTTAATAGTACGAAGAAAGGCTTTCTTTATCTCAGGTTTGATAGTCAAGTCAGATCGAAAGATAGTAAAGTCTAATTCTTCTGGAGCGGCTTCCAGCAATTTAGTATCAGGCATGATTAGAAGTCCTCCAATGGGTCGATATAAGCTTCCTCAGAGTCCTGCTCGAAATCTTCATCATCAGTATTATCTTCCCCTGCTGCTAGTCTGGCTTCTCTAGCCTGCTTCTCTCTTTTATCAGCTAGAATCTCAGCCAAAGTTTTCTTAGGCCTAGTTGCTCCTGTAAAGCTATCAGAAGCACGCTCTAGTGCATCATCCACAGAGGCAAAGATATCATAGGGATTATGAGATGCTTTGATTATCTCAGCCAGTATATCTATTTGAGTATTGCCTATCTGGCTAAGACGATCATATATCTTTCCTCTTAAGCCCTCATTAATAGCAATCAAGTTGCGCCCTGCAATCAACTGCTTCAGGAAAGCTAGGAAAGGAGCATCTATCAAACTGACTACTTCAGAAGAATTAAGCAAGTCTTTAGCTTTCCTCTTACCTGCTTGAAATTCAGCTTCAAATTCTCTTTCTACATCAGACAAAGTAAGCTTACCTGCTTTAGTGCGCTTTAGTTCGCCCTTAGTAAGCTTAATTGAGGATACTTGGATAGTGTCTTGATTAGAAGGAACATAGGCGGGGGGTGCTACGATATCTCGGACAGTTCTAGTAAATGAATAAAGACTAGAAGTTAATGAAGCCGCGTCTTTATGGGTTGCCCAATCTAAGCTAAAGGCCGGCAGCAAATCTTTATTATCATGGGTAATCTGTAAGCCTACCCTGATAGCTTGTATTAGCTGTTCATAGCCTGCTGATTGCAGAAGCTTATTTTGCTCTATAGCAGACATCTTGCAAGGTGCTACTAGCTCATAGTGCCGGTAGATTGTCAGCCATATGCCAGCTAAGATTTCTAGATTAAGCTTCGATAAATAGGCAATACCTTCTTCTGCTATCTCTTTAGCTGGCTGGAATGCTGATAGTGGATGACGGTAGGATAAGCATCTGCCATTAATAGCTGGTATCATGATCTGGCAGACTATTCCGGTGGATTCACAAACTAAAGGAATAGTAGTCTGTGAGCTGGATTTAATAGGGCGTATTTTCATTTAGAAGAACCTTTCAAGGCTGATTTAGGATTTAGGATTTAAGATTTAAGTTAGGCTAATCCAGATTAGTCAGTATAATTAATCCTATAAGTATGGTAATTATCTACCGCTACTTTAAGATTAATAAGCTTTATAGCTGTTGCTGGACTATTAGAACTATAGATAACTGTTTCAGCTATGTATTTAATAGCTCGAAGGTATTCTATCTCTTTTCTAGCTTCTTGCAATATCTTTATAGCTTCTATATCGTTAGAAGAATGATTCTCTAGTAATTGCAGCATAACTAATATATCATGCTTCATTTTAGATCAGCTCCTATATCAAAAGTCAGAAGGCATTATACCTGCTGCTAATGCGCTACGTTTCTTATACTGTATTTCATGATGCTGCAATGGCTCAGGGCAAAGACGTTTAAAGGCTTTCATAAAGAGTGCCCCATGCTGCATATCACCTTCTCTAGCTGCTTCTATATGAGCTACCTCATGAGCTAAATAATAGATACTATAACCTTCATCAGCTTCGCCCGGACGATCTTTCCTGATAGCCCACATAGGAATGGTGACTTGCTTAGCCTGATACTTACAGTATCCACGCCTTTGTTCAGTAGGATAAAATGTCCATCCCTCTGCGCTAGCTAAGATGATAGCTGCCCGCAAAGGCGGATAGTCTATTCCATCTAACCATTCTGCAAAGTTTAGAAGGTAATTGATAGCTATTTTCTTAGGCTCTTTAAAACTACTTACTTCGCTACTATTTAGATTTAAGATCATCTTAAATTATCCTATCTTCTATCTATCTTTAGACCATCAGAAGCCAAGCAATTAGTAATCCCACAATGAAAGCTAAGAAATTAATTACTTCACGATATGACTGGTACATGGTAGAATCTCCTATTTAAATTAAGATTGAATGAATTATAGCTACTTGGGGATGCATAGCATCAGTAGTAGCACAGGCAGCACAGGCAGCATAAGCCGCGTAAGCCGCGTAAGTAGCATCAATAGCAGCATCAATAGCATCAATAGCAGCATAAGCAGCAGCATAAGCAGCAGCATAAGCAGAATACGCCGCATGAGTCGCACTAGCTGCGGAATAAGCAGAATAAGCAGCCTCTCTGGATTCTTTTAATTTAGACAAAGATATTTTTCCATCTAAATAATCTTGGGCGGCTTTTAAAGAATCACTTATTCTGGTATCATTAGGATACACTATTTCATATCGTGGTAATGCTTCTATAGCAAATTTAATTGCTAACTGCGCCGATATTTTTCTAGAATCTTCCTTAGTTGCCTGTAAGCACCAGAGCATATCTCGAACTCCATTGGAGTCTAAGATGGTTAAAAGATT